TATAGATGAATTTGTCAATGAAGTTAAAAAGAAAATAACCCTCATAATAAACGACCTAATTAATGAATTATAGTATAAATTTTGAAGAGAAGTTTGAGAAGATACTAAAAGAAAGTTATGTAGATTCTAATGAAGAAATAAAAGAACCACCAATAGCAATATCTAAAGGATTAGCATTTAACAAAGAACCTATACCATTAGGTACATATGGCAACTTTAGTTTTATAAGCGCAGGACCAAAGAGTAAAAAAACATTTTTAGTTAGTTTATTAGCGTCAGCTTATATGGGTTCACACGAAACATATATAAAAGATATAAAAGGATTTAGGGGTACAAAAAAAGTATTACATTATGATACTGAACAAAGTAGATACCACGCACAAAGAACATTTAATAGAGTTCATAAGATGTGTAAGGATTGTACAGGTTATGAAACATATGCACTTAGACAATTTTTACCTAATGAAAGATTAGAGTTTATTGATTGGCATATATCTAAATCTGAGAACGTTGGTTTAGTTATAATTGATGGTGTTGCTGATTTATTAAATGATATAAATGATATAGAAAAATCGAATAAAGTAATACACTACTTAATGAAATGGACATTAGATTATAACATACATATAATTACTGTTATACATTCTAATTTCTATAACTCAAAAGCTACTGGACATCTAGGTTCGTTCTTAGAGAAGAAAACAGAAACACAAATTAGTGTACAAACATCTAGTGCAAATAAAGATATAGTTATTGTCGAGTGTAAAAAAAGTAGAGGAATACCATTTCAACAATTTGCATTTGAAGTTAGACAAGGACTACCAATAGTAATAGATAACGTAGAAGATTATAATAACTCTCCTTTTTGATGTTGGTTACTTTAGACATTCAGATCAAACCACAAGCACATCAATCATTTAGGTTTGCAAGGAATGGAAGAAGATATAAACCAAAAAAGATTACCGATTATCAAAATAATTTACGTAACTTAGTTAGTAAGCAACTACCTAATAATTTTGAGATTATACAAGCTGGTTCTAAAATTAAGGTAAACTATATAGAATATATATTTAGTTACCCTAAGAGTTTCTCTAAAAAGAAAAAGCTAGAATTCACTTATAAAACTACTAAACCTGATTTACAGGATAATTTAAACAAAGCATTTTTTGATGCTTTAGAGGGTTTGATTTATGAACAAGATCAAAACATAGTGGTTATTAATAAGATGAGTAAGTTTTATGGAGAGCAAGATAGAATTAGAGTGGAATTCAAAGTTATGTAATGAGTATTCAATTCGAGTGGATTAATGGATTTGTTTTAGGTATTGACTATGTTAGAGACATAGAATACTTCCCTGACGAGTTTACTGATCTAATTAGGTTTAGCTTAGGTTTCTTTTGGATTAATGTATTTATATTAAGATGATGGAACTCCTATCGAAATATCACAAATTATGGGTAGCGATGGGATTATCAATTGGAATTCGTAGCGACTTAGTTGAGGACTTCATACACGAAATGTACTTAAAACTAAACAAGTACATATCAGATCCTAAAAAAATAATGTATAATGAGAATGAACCTAATAAGTTCTATGTATACATAACAATCAAAAACTTATGGAATGATTATCTAAAAGCAAAATCAAAGCATAGAATGATTAGCATAGATGATCTTGGCGAAAACAACGAAAGTTATAAAACATATGTACCTTTAATTGATGACACAAATGATGTATACTACAAAAGGAATCAAGATTATGCACAACAAATAATTCTTGATAACATACAAAAAGAAGTTGATAGTTGGGATAGATGGTACGACCAAAAATTATTTAAGATATATTATGAAACTGATATAAGTATGAGGAAACTTGCTAAGGATTCTCATATTTCAGTTACATCAATATTTAATAGTTGTAAGAACTATAAACAAATAATGAATAGTAAGTTTAACGAAGATTACCAAGATTATATCAATGGTGACTTTCATTTAATAAAACATAATAAAGATGAGTAAAATTCCAAACAAACCTAAAGATAAAAGGACTAAAGCATATAAACAATGGGTTGCTAAATACGAGAAGCAATCTAGTGGTTTAGGTGATAGTGTTGAGAAAGTGACTAAAGCAACTGGCATAAAGAAAGTAGTAGATACTATTTTTGATGCTCTTGGAAAAGATTGTGGTTGTGATGGTCGTAAGAAAACATTAAATGAGTTGTACCCTTATAATAAACCAAAATGTTTAAGCGAAGGACAATTTAATTATCTTACAGACTTCTTTAATCAAAAGACTAATACTATAACTGCTGCGCAACAAAGAGATTTGTTAAACATATATAATTATGTATTCAACACAAACGATGTAGCTACAAGTTGTGGTAGTTGTTTTAATTCAAAGTTAGTAAGATTAAGAGAGGTCTATACTTTATATTTATGATAGAGAAAGATTTATTCATATACCTTAAAGAAAAGGTTTACCCTGACCTTGTTATGAGTAATAGTCCAATTAGTAGATGGGATTGTTATAGTCCTAAAACTAAACATAGAATAGAATTAAAGTGTCGTAAAACTCATTATGACGAGTTAGTAATAGAACGTGGTAAGTTTGACGCAATGATAGAAAAAGCTAATGATAACTTTGATCTTCCTATATATATAAACTCAACACCACAAGGAATATATAAATGGAATTTGTTTTTTGTTACACCAACTTGGTTTGAAAAACAATTACCAAAGACAACTGACTTCTCAGATAACTTTAAAATAACTAAAGAAATTGCAATGCTACCAATAGTAGACGCAGAAATATTATGACTAAATCAAAACATCAGATCCGAAAAGAACAACCAGTATTTAGTGGTGTTCTTAAATACTTTCCAAAAGCAATACGATACGTATCTAAAGTAAGTTACGTAGGAAACGAACAACACAATCCTGGCACTCCTCTACATTGGGATAGGTCAAAATCTAAAGATGAGTTAGATGCTTGTATAAGACATTTGTTAGATCACATAGAAAATCCTATTGATGATGATGGTCTTTTACACTTAGGTAAATCAGCTTGGAGAATATTAGGTGCATTAGAAAAGTTCTTAGAAACTAAAGACAAGTAGTGTTTGTTTATAAATTGTTTATTATATTTGTTGAGTGAATGTTTTAGAGTTGTTTGCAGGAAGTTGTACTTTTAGTAAAGAAGCACAAAAACTTGGTCACAAAACATTTAGTTCTGACTATCGTCAATTTGGTAATGTTGACTATGTAGTAGACGTTTTTGACTTTGACATCTCTAAAGTTCCATTTAAGCCAGACTTAATATGGGCGAGTCCACCTTGTACGTCATTTAGTGTTGCAGCACTATGGCGACATTGGGATAAACTAACACCAATAAGTGATAAAGCAAAATATGGAGTAAAGATGGTACAAAAGACATTAGATATAATTAATGAATTAAAACCTAAATATTGGTATATGGAAAACCCAAGAGGTAGACTCAGATCATTAGACGTAGTAAAAGATTTACCTAGAGCAACAATATGGTATTGTCAATATGGTATGACTATGGCTAAACCAACTGATGTATGGACTAACAATCTATATGATCCAATGTTCAATACGAATGGTTGGAAACCTAGACCTGAATGTTTTAGTGGCAATAAAGATTGTCATCACGAAAAAACTGATCGTGAAGCAAAGAAAGTAAAACAAATGGGATTAAGTCAATTAAGTGGCAATCACAATAGAAGTATATTACCAAAAGAGTTATGCATAGAAATATTAAAACAAAGTAAAGATGATTAAATTATTAGACAATTCCGAATGGGATAAAGATGAGTTAAAGTTAAAGATGTATGATGATACATTTTATTATGATTATTTAGGTAATGCTACATTATCTTCAAGTAGTGCGAAGCCACTATACAAATCACCACAAGCATATAAAAAATATGTTAGAGAGAATATAAGTAATAAGAAAGCAATAAGAGATGGGAAACTATTTCACACTTTGTTATTAGAAGAACATAAGATAGCAAGTGAATATCTATTTGTAGACTCAAGCACTAGAACTACAAAGAAGTTTAAGGAAGCTGAGATAGAAAATCCAAACTTAACAGTAATGACAAATAGAGAACTAGAATCAATAAGTTATTTGATTAGTGTGTTTGAAAACAATATAGAAGCTAGTGAGTATTTAAGAAATGGTGTTGCTGAGGAACCTGGCATTGATAATATATTTGGCTTTCCTTTTCGTGCTAAAGCTGACTACCTACGATCTGATACGATCATTGATATTAAGACAACACAAACTTTAGATGGTTGGGGTTATAAAGCAAAGAAAGTCTATCATACAGACATACAAGCGTACATATATACTAAGATTTTCCAAGTACAAAACTTCGTTTTTTTGGTTATAGATAAGAGTACAGGAGAGATAAAAGCATTTCCAGTTACTCAAGAAACTTTAGATAACGCTGAACAAAAAGTAAAGAAAGCGTGTGAAACTTATAAAGATTATGTATATGACAAAACAAAGAACATCAACCAATACCTTACAATCGAGCATTTATAAAGAGCAGATAAATCAAAGCTATTACTTGGCTTTAAGAGATTTGGTTGCAGGTGTACCATATAAAGATTTAGTAGATGACTTGTACGAATTTGAACAAAAAGAAATGTACGAAGTATGTGCAGGAATACTAAGAGCATTGAACTATGCAAAGGAAAAAACATATAAGCAAATAAAAATTGAATTAAACGATTATGAGTATAAACACGAACTTAACATTATCACAAATAAAAATCTTAGTATCTAAGGATCTGAAGATTAATATAAAGAAGAATACTAGGAATAGAAAGTATGTTTATGGTAGAGCAATTTACTTTAAACTATGTAAGGAATTTACACACGCATCTTTAGTAGAGATAGGAGATAGTGTGAATAGAGAACACGCCACAGTGATACACGGGCTAACTGTATTTAATATGATTGCAATGTATAATGATTCTATTATACAAACTTACAATAGAGTAAGAGATGTATTATTACAAGAGGGCAATCAAGCACTCAAGAGATATAGTGAGGTACATTATTGGAGAATTAAGTATGAAGATTTACTTGAGGATTACGATAAGTTGTTACGAGATCATCTTGAACTTGAGAAGAAAGTTAACAATGAAGAGTTAGAGGTTTAGTATGGGTAGAAAGCCAAAGCAATATAAGTACGTTAAATCTAACGATGGACGTAGAAACAATGGTAGAAAAAAAGGTGTACGTAACATTGATGTACTAGATGCAAATAGTTCGTTACGAGTAAACAAAGCTAAACGTAATAGGGCTACAATATATACACAAAATGCTATTGCAAAAGTCTTTGGTTCACAAGAAGAATTCTTTGAGTCTATGGCAGAGTTTGCAAAGAAAGGTTCTTTCAATCACGCTAAACAATTAATGGAATATGGTTTTGGTAAACCTGGCGAGAGCAATGAAGATAATAACAATAAGGTTAATATCAATATAAAAAATCTATTCACAGGTAACGAAGAACAAAACACAATAGACATAGATGAAACAACCGAGTCTGAACCAAAAATATAATGCACTTGGAAATGATTCTAGGTATTTTGTAATCACTGGTGGTAGAGGTAGTGGTAAATCATTTGCGATAACCACATTCTTAGCGTTTCTAACGTTTGAACAAGGACATAAGATACTATTTACTAGGTACACAATGATTAGTGCGTCAAACTCAATAATCCCTGAGTTCTTAGAGAAGCTACAACTCTATGATATTATGCACCATTTTAGAATTACTAAAGATGAAATCTTAAACATAAGTACTGGTAGTTCAATAATATTTAAAGGTATTAGAACAAGTGCTGGTAACCAAACAGCTGCACTTAAATCTATAAATGGAATTACTACTTGGGTTCTTGATGAAGCTGAGGAGATGACTAAGGAAGAGGACTTTGATAAGATAGACCAATCAGTCAGATCAAAGAATAAACCTAATAGGGTTATATTAATATTAAACCCTGCCACTAAAGAGCATTGGATATACCAACGATTCTTTGCTGGTAAAGGAGTTAACACAGGAGTTAATCTATGCGTAGACAATATTACATATATTCACACAACTTTCAAAGACAATAAGGAAAATCTTTCTGATTCATTTCTTATACAATTAGAAGATATAAGACGTAGACGACCTGATAGATACAACCATCAAATACTAGGTGGTTGGTTAGACAAAGCTGAGGGTGTTATATTTACTAATTGGAAAGTCGGTGAATTTAATGAGGAAGTAGATTATATATATGGACAAGACTTTGGCTTTAGCGTTGATCCAACTGTGCTAATAAAAGTAGGTGTAAGTAAAGCACTAAAGAAGTTATGGATTAAAACAATGTATTGTAAACCTGGTATGTCAACACAAGAGATTGGCGAAGCTAATCGTAGGTATGCAGGAGATGATCTGATTATATGTGATAGTGCAGAACCAAGACTAATCAATGAACTCAAAGAGTATTG